CATCTGACTGCCTAGATAATGGATGTTGCCTTGATTACTCTTGGTGTGAAAGTGCCCTGACAATACCATATCAAATCGTCTAAATGCATCAGCAGACATACCACCGCTACAGGGCACTCCCTTCTGCATCTCAAATCCATCTAGTTCTAAGTGAGCACCTACCACATCAGCCTTACAAGTGTTGAGAAAGTAGCGCGTCTTTTCTTCGTTCTCAGGATTAATCCATGGTATATGTGCGTACTTCATACCATCATAGTCAACCACTGTCGGCTTCTCAATGATTCTAACCTCTGACATATAATGCCCTAGCAATTCTTTGAGAGCGTTTAAGTTATTGGTGTTTTTATAATAAACATCGTGATTACCTGGAATAATATCCATGTGTATGCCACGAATACGCAACTCATCAAGAAATATTCGGCGATTGTGCGACAGTGCTTTAAAATTAATTGAAGTACGGTTTTCATAGTAATCACCTAGATGTATGATCTTCTTAATACCATGTTCTTCTAGGTACGGAAAGAAAACATCACGATAGAATTTCTCTTGATAGTCCATGAAAATTTCAGAACTGTTTCTTACACCGCAGTGCGTATCATTTAAGATTGCGATTTGCATATTATTAATCCGTTAAGAATTCAGAAAGATCAGAGTCAGCATGACGGGTTCTTTTCTTTTTAACTTTCTTACTGTAGTCTTTAATATCTTTGTCCTTATCCTTTACAAAATCAATACGCTCTCTGAGTTCGTCAACGAATGCTTGGGTCTGTCTAGACGCCTGATTATTATCGATCTCTTCCGCAACTACTAATTCTAAACCACTCTCAGAGAGATATTTCATTTTAATGTCTTGTTGCTTCTTCTCCTTCTCAATGCGTCTCAGGAAGGCGTACCATGCGATCTGAGTGAAGTATGCGAATGCATTGGGTTTACCTGTACGTGTGGCTTTATCAATGTTGTAGTTCTCAATAGCCTTTAGACAATTCTCTACAGCATCCATCACCATCTCTTCACGATAAGTGTAACGAACAAAGTTGGCTTTGTGTGACAAACCTTCAGAGATTTTCAGAAAACACTTTGCAATGTAGTCTGTAATCATAGGTTTAGGGGAATTGGTTTCTTTGGCCTCTCTAGCTATAGTAACGTAGTCTACCACGGCTTGAGAGAAATTAGCATTGTTAACGTAGTGTGGTTTTTCTTTAGGTTTCATGATATATTTCTCACTTGTGAACATTCATTATACAACAAAAATAATTATTATGCAAGGCTTGACAGATTTTAAAATCTGTGTTATACTAGAGCTTAACTCGCCAGAAGAACAGAATATACTAACTTAGTGAATGGTGTCGTTGATAGGAAACTTAATAATATTAGATGTTTCTTTCTTAATTGTATTATCTGGATTAGATTTGTTTTCAAGTATTTCTTGAAGGGCATCTGCTATTTGTTTTAACCCATTAATCTTCTCTTGCTTATAAGCATTAATTCTTTCTTCTGACACAATAATAGAATCTCTGACAGCAAGATTATATTGATCAATAAGATACTCAGTAGGTCGATTCATAGTCATGATATGATCACAATTCATAACTATATAGTCTTCTTGTTTATCAAGAAAATGAATCCATGGTCGAAATGCATATGATCTATCACCATCTTCAAATTCATAATTAATTATAGTCATAGCATTTCTTATAATCATTTGATTCGAATCATCTTCTGGCCATTCTACAACTTCACATACTATTTCACTGCCATTAGTTAATTTAATTTGTGCTAAATCAATTTTAATCATAAAGAAACCTCCGACACTTTGTGTTTAAATTGTTCCCTATTATATATCTTAACTCTTTCCGCACTATGAAGTAAGGTAAAATTTGGTTTACCTGATCTTAAGTCATCTGCAATGTCATAGAGTTTTGTCGTTCTGCCATCATCTGACAATCGTAGACCTCTACCAATGGACTGTAACACCCTGATTTGCGATTTGCTGGGAGATGCGAAAACAATATTGTGAATGTTTTTAATATTGATACCAGTAGAAAAGGTACCAAGACTAGCAATAACAATTGAATCAGTCTGAGTTTCAACGATGTTCCGAATCGCTTCACGGTCATTGGTCTTTGTTTCTCCTGACACGTAGAACAGTTTTCTTCCTTCACTTATTTTATCCTCTACTAAATCTCTAAGTACCTTTCCATGTTTGTCTACCAGATTGAATAGAACAAGTGTGTTTCCAGTAAGACTAAGAGCAAGATTGCTAATGAACCTATTACGCCCGGCATGCGAAACAATAAAGTCAATCTCTTCTTGATAGGTCGCGCCAATCAACTTCTCCCTGTTCTCTTTGCTATGTTTTATCAATATAATATCAATGTCTAAACTAGACAGTTGTTTCTTTTCTTGGAGTATAGCAGTAGTAGTCACATGATGCACAGGACCAAACAACCCTTCAAGCACAAGCTTATGAACTTGTGTGCCATCTAACGTACCTGTAGTGCCAAATCTATACTCGGCGTTATAGGCTTTGTTCATGATGGATGATAACGACTTTGATTTAAATCCATGGACCTCATCACCAAATATGCATCCAAACTCTTTGAACCACACAGGGTGAAGTTTATAGATTGACTGCCATGTTGTTATGATAACACGTTTATCTGTCTCTTTGTCTTTACCACTGTAGATCTTATGGCAGTTTTCTTCTACATTAAAACCATAGGCTTCAAAGTCAGCCCACATCTGTTCTACCAAAGATGTAGTTGGAACAATTAATAATATTTTCTTATCGTGGTTCTCCATGTACCATCTCATCAACATATAAATGATGAGTGATTTACCAGAACCCGTGGGTGATATTAGAATAGATCTTTTGAATTTGATTGCATGACACATGGCATCATACTGATAGTCACGAGGTGCAAATGGTAATCCGAGTGTGCCTACCCAACTCAGTGTCTTCATATGATTAAGTTTGTTTATCTCATACGGTACACCATATGGGCCGTCTTCTATTTTAATACCGTAACCACGTTCCATACAGAACTTTTTGATTGCCCAGTATAATCCAACGTTGATCTCACCATTGGTTCGATTCAACATTCGGATCTTACCGTCCCATGCTCTGCGTTTAACAGCAGGCATGAACTTAGCTCCTGGCACTTCAAAAGTAAAGTAGTCACTCAACTCCTGAACTACCGAAGTCTCAGCATCGACCAATTGAAGCATCGCATGGTCTTTCATCTTTAAGGTTATTTGTTGCAATTAGAATCCTGCTTCAAACTGTTTATAACGAATCATGTTACCAATGGTTTGATGCCTCCAGTTGAGGTTGGTAACTATCTCTCTTAGTGTATCTATAAGTGTCTTAAGATACTCGATTTTAGCTTCACTTGTCACCAACTCGGGGTCGGCTTCAATGTAGTGTTCCATTTCTCCTTTCAATATTTTCAATCCATTGAATGGATCAGGATCCCATCCTAATTCTACAATTTCATCCTGTGACATCTTCCCTTGATACCATAACCATTTTAGCTTCATCAATTCTTTCTGTTTGAATTCGGCATCTTTCAGTCTGAGTTTTGTCCGAGAATGTAACGCAAGATACTTCGCATGAAGTTCAGGTGTTACTCGGGAAGATTCGTCTAAGGTGTTTGGGTCAATGCGACAGTCTTTCTGCCATTCTTCTAGCACTTGTTCTAAATTCATTATGTAATTCCATCAGTTGTCTTACCATTATATCATAAAAATTCAAAGTAATCAAATCTAAATGTCATTGGACATGTTATAAAAGTATCTTCATTGGTTGACGCAAACGATACATCTCCGAGTGTAATCGGAAAGGCATTTACGTATTGAAATTCACGATTTGCATTGTTAGAATTAGTGAGTACTTGTATTCTAATATCACAATAGTCTGATAACGTCTGATCTCCATTGCCGTATAAAACACCACTGTTCAGTTTGTGTTTTGTCTCCACCATTCTTTCCATCCAATTATATATCTCTCCGTAAACGTTCATGTTTTCGTCAAGTAATACATCAATGGTGACAGCTCCAAATTCAATGGCATCACCGATAAAGGGCACAGAACCCATTCGTTTATAACCAATTTCAGTGGCGTTAATTTCCATGCTGGGGTGTGTCACAGACTGTGACATGAACGACAGGTAAGGAAGTTTCTCCTTCGATACGATGACTTTAAACCCAGTAGGTTGCAAGAAGTTTGTTTGACAGTAATCTTTCATACAGTTATTTATACATAAAAAAAAGCGCCCCGTAGGGCGCTTAAAACATTTTTATTGTTTTTCTTATACAGTTTTACGCGAGGATATTGTCAACGCGGAAGATTCTGTAGTATTGGTTAGAACGTGCCGTCCCCAGTCCTTCTTGCAATGTAGCATTGCCTTCAGAATAAGGATTACTTACCATACCATAACGAGTCTTGAACCCGATACGTGGTTGGAAGTCATTCTCGCCAACTGCACGTACCATCTGGAGAGGTACGTAAGGGCAATAGAAAACACCAGCGTCATAAGGATTGGTGCCTTTGTAACCAACAGTTACATAGTCAGCAATTGCATATGGATCGATGTAAACTTTAGTGCGACCATTGAGAACACCAGCAAAGGTGTTACCGGTGTCATCTACGTTCAAAGAAGTAGAAAGAGCAGGTGCATAGTCAAGCATACCAGAAGCAGTCAAAGCAGTTGCAACATCTGAAGAACAGATGATGAAGTTGCCTTTACCACGACGAGTTTCTTTAGCAATGACGTTACATTCACGCTCTAATTGTACTAACAGACCCTTGAACTTTTCAACTGACCAACGACCATCAGCATCAGTAGCGAGGTCAAAGATACCAGCAGTCTGGATACCAGCCTGTCGTGAACCGATCTTAGCTTGTGAGTTAATCGTTCGGATAACTTCTCGGTTGATTTCAGCAAGAATTTCAGTAGACAAGATGTTAGCAAGTTCAGTTTCAGCGTCGAGACCGTGGATTGCTTTCAAGTCTTGTGCGAGTTCTAAGGTGTACTCAGCTTTCAGAGCACGAGTCTTAGCAACAACGCTAGTCTTGTCAATGGTGAATCCCATTTCGTGGAAAGAATTTCCACCAGGAGTTCCCAATGCTTCAGCCTTGTACGTATCCATAGCTACACCAACAACAGGTGCGTATACGCCACCAGAGTCTGCAATACTTGAGTCAGCATCAGTGTCGGTTGCGCCAACTAAACCAGAAGGACCACGACCGCCATTAAGACCGTAACCACCATTGCCGGTAGTATCTTCAACACTGTCACCAGAATACTGAGTTTGTGCTTCGTTGAACAAAGCTTCGGTACCTGCAGCACCAGCGCCAGCATGTGCGGTCTGATAAACAGCTCGCATTGCAAAGATCAAGCCCGTAGGACCAGTCATTGGCTGTACACCACATACGTCATATGCCATCAGGTTAGGCATTGCACGACGAACGAGTGCGATAAGTACGGGATTCCAGTTGTCAGCAGCACCAGTTGCATTGCCGGTGCCGGCACGACTACCTTCACCAGCAGCGTTGGCTGCAACTTCGTTCATCATGCCCTGTTCGCGCATGGCTTTTTCTTGGTTTTCCAATACCGCAGCAGTTACGCTACGACGATGAGAATCAGCAATCTTTCCTGAAGTCTCTTCGTTAAGTACTGGAGCCCATTTTTCTACTAATCGATCATACGATTCCATAGAGATACTCCTTATTTATTTGATTTTTTGATTGCAGAAAGGTACTGAGACATTGCAGAACTAACTTCTACACTATCGTCTGACCAATCGTCAGTGGCTTCTTCTGAGATTTCTTGTGCAACTTCTTTCTTAAAGTAAGACTCTTTAACAGTCTTAACTTTAGCAGAGAAAGAGGCTTCATCTTCGAAGTCTAAAGATTCTACCAGTGATTTTAACTTTTCAACTTCAGTAGCAGCCAATTCACCAGCATGTTCGCTGATAACTGCTTCACGTTGATAAGCTTCTAATTGTTGTGACATTTCAATTGCTGCACCAGTTTGTTCGTTAAGCTTCGCTTCAAGCTCTTGAACTGATTCAGCAAGTTCATCAACTAAGTCCACCTTGGATTCAGGAACATTGATATAAGATTCTACGAACAGGTCTTTCAACGAGTTCATGAAACCTTCTGCGATCTCAGTCCGAAGACCAGTTTCAACAGCAACCTTGTTTTCTTCCATCCATTGTTCAACTACGTAGTTGAGATATGAATCAACCTTTTCAACTAGATCAGAACGAGTAGCTTCAAGTTCTTCTTCCAGTCGTGATTGATACTCATCTTCTAATCGAATAACCTCTTCAGAGATTTTTGATTTGATAGCAGTTTCGAAAATTACAGCAGTTTTCGCTTTAAATTCATCGGACAAAGTGGCTTCATTTTCAACAAGAGCGGTGAGATCATCAGAGAAATCATAAGCAGCTTCCACTACTTCTTCTTCTTCGGTGATTTCTTCGACTTCTAATGCGTCCAAAAGATCAGCAAGATCTTCTTTCTTCATAGATGCCATAGCTTTGTATCCAGCATTAACCATAGCTGCTTTAGACTTTGCGCCGTTACCCTGAGGTGCTGGCTCGTCTTTACCGTCTTTATCGCCTTTGCGCTTAGGCGCTTTTTTGATAGACGCACTAGTACTAGCAACGGATGCTACACTTTGTGCTTCGGCATTCTTCATATCGTGACCTTCCTCGACTTGGTTGTCCTCATCGTGAAGTTCAACATTGTCTGTATTAGACATATTATGACTCCTTATTGGTTTGATTTGAGCAACGAGAGGAAATTTTTATACTCACGAACCTGCGTCTCATAAAGATGCTTTCTCGGAGCGACTTTAATTTCAGTCTCCATTTTTTCAATTACTTGAGCTTCTATAACGCCGTTATTCCAAACCCAATCTACGCCTTCCATTATGCCATTGACAAATGC